AGGGAAAGCGAACTGGTCCCCGGGCCGCCGATGCTCCCGCCGCGGTACTACAACCTCGCTGGCGTCTCGTGGGACAGCGTGAAGGCCGGGAAGATCGTCAAGCTCCCGCTCTACAACGGCAACGAGCTGCTGTTCTACTCCGGCAATGCCGCGCCGCCCAACGGGATGGACATTCACGGCGCCATGTTCGACGAGGAAATCGAGAACGAGCGGTGGTATCCCGAAGTGGCCATGCGGCTACTGGATCACAAGGGACGCTTCTGGTGGAGCGCCACGCCGCAGTTGGGCGGCGACCAGTTGGCCGACCTGCACACGCGGGCCCAGGAGGAGCACGGCAAGGAGAAACCGGCCGTCGCGGAGTTCAACTTCCTCCTGGCGGACAACCCGTATATCAACGAGGAGCAGAAGCGGCTGGCATCGGACAAACTGTCCGAGGAAGAGCGCGTGGTTCGCATCTACGGCCAGTTCGGCCATTCGCTCAGGCTGGTGTATCCCGACTTTTCCACCAAGCACCACTGCTGCGATCCGTTTCCGCTTCCGGCCAACGCCTGCCTACACTTCTTCCTGGACCCGTCGTGGCAGCATACGGCGGGGCTGCTCGTGTGCCTGCTGCCCGACGACGACCACATCTACCTGGTCGGGGAACTCTACCTCAAGCAGGTTCCGGCCCACGATATAGTCAAGCGGATGCGGGAGATGTTCCACGGGCACAGCATCCAGGCGTTTTGGATCGACCATAAGTTCGCCGGGCAGACGCGACTGTCTGGCGTAAACACCGAGGATGAGTTCACCCGCCACATGCACGAGCAGGGCGTGCGGAGCGTGGAGAGCGGCTACGGGTTCTTCTGGGGAAATCCCGACGAGGATGCCGGTATCGCCGTGGTTCACGACCTGCTGCGGCTCCGCGGCAAGGACGGCGACACGCGCCTCCGCGTGTTCCGCGGCCAGTTACCCAACCTGGAGTGGGAGTTCAAGCACTTCACCTACAAGAAGGTCCAGGGCGTGCTGACCAATAAGCCGCGAGACCGCTTTAACCACCTTATGGATGGCTTGCGCTATGCCGCGCTGGCCAACCTGCGATGGGTGAAGCCGCCCGTCCGGCTCGCGGGACAGCGGAACCCGGTCGTGTTGGCCCTGGAGAAGAAACGCGAGCGGAAGAGGGCGAGAGACCAACTGGCCGGCGTGGGTCAAATGACGTTTACGCGCGCCGGATAGATAACCCCGAGAGGAGAAGCGATGCCCGAGAAGACCGCGACAAAAGAGAAGCCCAGCGAGAAGCCCGTGAAGTTCACGCCACCGAAGGTCGTGCATCAGCAGATCGTAGTGTGGTATCCACTCGGCAGGCGAGAGCTGGGTCCGGCAATGTCCGTCGCGCAGGCCGTGGGCCAGAAGTCGCTCGACCTGGCCGTGCTGCGCCCGACCGATCGGTTTTTCACGCAGATGTACGGTGTGCGACACATCGACGATCCAGACGTGTCGCACGAGATACGAGAGAAGGATGGCGGCTGGGACTTGGCGCCTCCGAATATCGTCAACGCGGCCCCGCGCGGGTACGTCGAGCTGGCCGAGCGCGTCGAGGTGCTGGAGCGCCGCCTGGCGCGGCTGGTCGATAAGGCCGCCGACAAGAAAGAGGGGTAAGCCACAATGGCCGCACAAGACGTTGACTTCCGCCATCCGCTGAAGCGGGTTTGCCAGGCGTGGCGCGACACGATTCGGGAAGGCGAGCGGTTCCAAAAGGAATTCCGCGAGCAGGCCGAGACGTGTATGCGTTATGTCAAGGGCCCCTTCAATCACATCTGGAAGGGCGCCAAGGTCAACGGGAAGTGGGTCGGTGGCGACCTGGAGGACATTCCTGCGCCGACCCACCAGTGCGACGTGAATAAGGCGTTTGAGTACAAGGCCATCTACGGCCCGATGCTCTACTTTAAGAACCCCACGTACAGGTTCACGCCGCGGAAGATGCCGCCGCTGCCGCCGGAAATCTTCGGCGACCCGCGCGACCCGATGGTGCAGCAGGTCACGATGGCCTCCATGATGGAAGGCCAGATGCGCAACCGGCGCAACGCCGGCCTCGGCACGCTGCTGGCCCACTACCTCAACTGGGTCCAGTACGAGACCGACGCCAAGGCCGGCGGCCGTAAGGTGGCGGACGAGGCGCTCCTGAAGGGCATGGGCGTCTGGTGGCACGAAATCTACTCGCCACCCGGCTCTCAGATCGCCATGCCCATTGCTTCGTGGCAGCCGGCCCTGGACGTGATCGTGGACCCCGACAGCGAGGACGGCATTAAGGGGGCTATGTGGATTGCCCGCCGTCGCATACGCCCAGTGTGGTTGTTGGAGAGCGAGAACGAACTACAGTCGGGGAGCCTTCCCGGGACCATTGAGTCGGCCCAACAGCAGGGCGAGAACCGACGCAGCAGGTCGGCCAAGGGCGCCCGCAACCGCGGCAAGACCTACGACCTCCAGGAATACTGGGAGATTTACTCCAAGATTGGGTTCGGGCACCACCTCCGCGACGTGAAACTGCCAGAGCCGACCCGGCAACTCCTGGACGACTTCGGGCCGTTCTGCCGCATCCTGGTGGCCGACAACGTGCCCTACCCGCTGAACATCCACAGCAAGCTGCTGGACACCGGGGACTTCGAGCAGGTCTTCCAGCGTTCCCAGTGGCCCATCCCGTTCTACCTGGACGGGCGGTGGCCCATGGACTGGCTCGCGTTCCATTGGCTGCCGGGCGACCTCTACCCGACCAGCCCGCTGGAGCCGGCGCTGGGCGAGCTGAAGTTCCTCTCGTGGGGCATGAGCCACCTGGCCTCGAAAATCCGCACCACCTGCCGGGACTTCGTGGCGGTCATCAAGGCCGCCGGCGAGGAGATGAAGAACAAGCTCCTGCACGGCGGCGACATGACGCTCCTGGAAATCGAGAGCACGCACGGCCGGGTGATCTCCGACATGGTGTCCTTCCTGCAGCACCCGCAGATGAACGGCGACATCTTCAAGGTCATGGAGGCCGTCTCCGGTCAGGTGGAGCAGCGGCTCGGCCTGTCGCCGCTGATGTACGGCGAGACGCCACATCAGTTCCGCAGTGCCACGGAGGCCAGCGCCAAGCAGGGCAACGTCTCGATCCGCCCGGACGACATGCTCTCCTGCACCGAGGACGCCCTCTCGCAGGTGGCCCGCTCCCAGGCCCTCACCTGCCGGTGGCTGATCTCCGACAAGGACGTGGCGCCGCTAATGGGCCCTTACGGCGCGGCGGCGTGGCGCAACCTAATGGCGGCCGACATCGACACGGTGACTCGGGAGATCGAGTACCGCGTGGAGGCCGGAAGCACCCAGAAGCCGAACGCGCAGAACGAGCAGCAGTTCATGCAGGGGGCCATGACGACCATGCTCCCGCACCTGCTGACCTATTCGATGCAGACGGGCGACTTCGCCGCCACGAACAACCTGCTGTCCGACTGGGCGAAATCCCAGGGCGGCGACGTAGGCCGCTACCTGCTGCAGCCGCAGCAGTTGCCACCCACCCCGGGCCAGGTGGCCATCGAAAAGTCGAAGGCCCAAGAGCGAACCGCCAAAACCAAACAGAAGGCGCAGGGGAAGAAGTGATGGCCACCCAGATCATCGACTACCCGAAAATCAGCGACGACCAACAGGCGCAGGCGTTCTACGAGGCCATGCGCGCCAACGGCGAGTCGCACAACATGGCCAAGCTGCTCGCACTGCGCCAGGCCCCGTCCAGCGTGACCGACCGGGAGTTATTCCTGGGCCACTGCAACGGCAGCCAGTTCTCCGCCGACACGCACTCCGGGGACGTTTACAAGCGCAAGGCGGAGCGGGCCGGCGTGAGCACCACCGGCAAGGTCTACCTGTCCTCGCTGGCCCTGGAGCCCGGCGACCCGAAGGCGTGGGTGAACGGCCGCGGCGACATTAAGCGGCTGTGCGAGGAGCGCCACTTCAACTGCGAGGGCATCGTAAAACACAAGGCCACGGTGGAAAAGCGCCCGAGCGTGCCGCTGGCCCAGAATATCGTGGACGAGCACGTCAACCAGATCATCGCCGACGACCCCGGGAAGGCGACCAAGCGGAAGCAAGTGGAACGGGAAGTACGAGAGAGGCACACGCCCCACTGGCACAAGAAGGCGGGGCGTACCTTTGAGACCATGAAAAAAGGAGCTTGATTATGGGGATTCCGGCCAGCACCCGCAACGCCATCATTGCGATGGTTGGGAACAGGCGGGACGGGAACGTCGTGGCCACCGTCGTCGAGGCGATGTACGACCTCGGCGCCCAGGACATCATCTTCACCAGCACGGCGGCGGCGCCGGTGGACGGGACAAGCGGCACGAAGGCCGGCATCGCGGGCCACGGCTCGCTGTGTTGGGACCGCACCAACAAGTTGTGGTGGGTGAACACCAACACGAAGGCATCGCCGACGTGGAGCATTATGGGCCTTCAGAACACCAGTTGACCATGTTCCACTCCGTCCTGATCCCGCACCGCGACCGCAACGATCACCTGGGCCTCTGCCTGTGGGCCCTGGACCGATCCGCGCGGCGGTGTGGGATTTCGGACTGGGAGGTGGTGGTGGTCGATTGCGGCTCGCGGGAGAAGCCGTCCGGCGGCGGGGGCACTATGCGGGTCATCGTCGACCCGGAGGCGCCGGCCGAGTTCAATAAGAGCCGCGCCTACAACCTGGCCATCGACGCAGCCCGTGGCGACGTGGTGACGTTCCTGGACGCAGACGCCATCGTGGCCAGCCGGTTTCTGGACGTGGCGACAGTGCTGGCGACGGACGCCATCGTGGATCGGTGCTGCTATCGCGTCCGGTACTTGCCGGGGATGGAAGCCATCCACATACAGGTGGCCGAGGACAGGGACGCCTACGTGGACGAG